TAACAAAACAATAATGCGTAAGAAAGCATTCAAGTCACCTGATCCCGAACTCAAGTATGAAGGAGTTGAATTGGACGAGAATTGGTTTACTGATTGGGTTGCAGGGTTAAGTGCTAAGTCTGTACAGAAGTCTGACTATGCTAAAGCGGCAAAGTGGGTTGAGGCAGAGATCAAGAAGTCTAAGGGTAGACACGGAGCAGACTACTACGCACAAGAACTTATCCGTAAGTCTGGTGCTAAGATGAACCGTAAGCAGATTGTGTCATTGGTTTCTACAACCGAAGCAGTTGATCATATGGCAAAGGCAGATAAGAAGATAGATAAAGAGGTCGAAGCAGATAAGAAGAAGCATGACCGTATCTTAGATCGTGCTAGACTTGCTCGTGCTAGGCAGAAGAACAGGACAACCAAGTGATTAATTTTAAGAAATACCTTGACGAAGGTCGCTATAAGAGTTATAATACTCTTGACATTGGCGAGTCTCCTGATGGTATCTCTGGTAAGGCAAAGAAATCAGGCATATCCACAGACATACTAAATAAGGTATATGACAGAGGTTTCGCGGCATGGAAGACATCCCACCGTGCAGGAACCACACCCCAACAATGGGCAATGGCACGAGTTAATAGTTTCATTGCTAAAAAGAAATCTGGTAAGTTAAACCACGACAAGGATCTAGTGTAAGATGAGAACATTTAAAGATATACGAGAGAGTGCCAAAGGCATGGTAGGTGGTTTCTCAGTAGAGATACCCAAGCAAACTATCTCTGGTAAGACTATAGGTGGCGGTAAGAATGGTATCTTTGTTAAGGCAAAGACTGCTCGTCAAGCAATCAGCATGGCGGCAAAACGTCTGGGTGTTGATTTCAAAATGCTTAAAGTCGGTAAGGTAATTAAAGAGTCTGTCGGTGGTTGTGAATGCGAAGATTGCAAATGTGATCCTTGCACTTGTTCTACCTGTCCTGCACCATTAGACGAAGCATATCAGCAATTCTTGGATAAGACTCCTAACTGGGGTGAAGACAAGGCAATCTCTTATGGACGCAAGAAGGGTTACAAAGAGATCGGTGTTGTTGGTTACGGTAAGATAGACGGTATTGTATTGTTCGGTCTTGATGCAGGTGATAAATCATATGTCGGTAAGGAAGCAAAGGTTAAGACTGGTCAAACAGTATTCCGTTATGCTACTAGTCGTACTGTCGCAGGTGATATCTTTCCTTTAGTTAAGATTGATGTTAAGAAAGGTCTTCTATATCACCTATCTCAGAAGTCTAGTGAAGGTGAGATCGAACACGCAGAGTTTGAAACTAAGAGTTCTAAGTTACGTTACCTTCGTCTTCTATCTACTGCGAACCTCCGTGATATTACTGGGTTCGATCCCGGATTCGGTTCAATGAAAGAGTCTGTTGACCTTGAAGAAGGTAAGATGAAAGAGTTTCACGCTATGGTAAAGAAAGGTATGACTGCCGCACAGATTGCTAAGAAGATTGGCATGAAAGAGAAAGATGTTGCGGAGTTTATGAAAGGTATGAAAGAGTCTACCGACCTTGAGGAAAAGAAAGATTCCCCAAAAGAGTTCGAAAAGAAGGTTGTCCATACCGTGAGTATAATGAAGAAGTATCCTGCTAACAAAAATAAGTCTGATGCTGTCTTGCGAAAGGGTGCTATCAAGTATCTTACTCAGAAACCACGAGGTGCCTCAGATGATTGGAACGAGTCACTTGATCTGGCGCGACTGAAATTGCTACTGGGTAGATAGACATGAAGAGTTTCAAAGATGTGGAACGCATTGACGCACACTGTGAATGCACAGACTTGTATGAGGACTTGATGATTACTGAGTCCGAGTATCAGGGTAAGAAGGTTAAGTTGAACGACCCTATCCGTACATCCGAGAACAAGAATAAGAAGTTCAAGGTGTATGTGAAGAACGATCAAGGTAACGTAGTTGTTGTACGTTTCGGAGATCCCAATATGTCGATCAAACGAGATGATCCTGCAAGACGGAAGTCTTTCAGAGCAAGACACGATTGTGCGAATCCCGGGCCAAAGCATAAGGCACGGTATTGGAGTTGCTATCAATGGCGCGGAAGTGCCAAGGTAGACAGTTAAATAAGTATAAATAGATGTTATATAAATAACATTATATCCAATGGGAACACTGAGCAATGGCACAAACAGACGATGCCCGACTAGATCGGATCGAACAGAAGATCGACAAGTTAGCGGATGCTATGGTATCACTTGCTCGTACCGAGGAAAAGATTCTTGCGATGGAAGAGAACCATCGTAATCATTACGAACGTATGAATAGATTCTCACAAAAGTTAGACGCAATAGAAATTAAAGTAAACGAAAATGCTCACACCGTGAGTATCATTAATAAAGTTACGTTTGTCGGGGTTGCCGCTATTATCGGTGCCATCGTTAAAACGTTCTGGTTCTAGGAGACCGTAAGCATGAAAGGTAAAGATATGAGTAAGACAATGGAGGCATATTTGTCTATGGTCTCCGAAGCAAAAGCAAAGTTGGATCCAGTAGACGATAAGGCAAACGATAAGAAGTTCAAGGATCGTAAAGACAAAGACATCGATAACGATGGCGATGTTGATAGTTCTGATAAGTTCTTACATAAGAAGCGTAAGGCAATCGACAACGAGATTGACGGTGGAGAGAAACCTGCCGACAATGCTAAACCTAAGAAGGGTGTTAATCCTTTCAAGAAGGAAGAAGTTGAGATTGACGAAGCACGTCAGATGAAAGATCCTAAGAAAGACTCTATGGTCACTAAGGGCGGTAAGACTATCGTAATCGACAAGTCTAAAGAGAAAGAATACCTCAAGAAGGGTTGGACTCTATCCGAAGCACAGGACGATACCGAAGCAGAGAAAGACGATAAGAAACCTTTCCCACCTAAGAAGAAGAAAGAGAAGGGTGGAGCAGACGATGGTGAGACCGAAGCAGAAGCAGAAGATGATGAAGAAGCACCTGCTGATACTGATGGTGAACCTGAGAACGATGATCCTAAGAAGAAGAAGAAGTCTGGTAACCCTAAGACTGATGACGGTACCGCAGAGATCTCTAAGATTGAAAGCACTAATCACAAAGCATTCATTGAGATGTGGTCACAGATCGAAGAAGCAGTTAGTGGTGGAGCAAAACCTGCACCTGCCGAGAAGATCGATGACAAAGAGTCACCGAAGGGTAAAGAGTTCATTGCCAAGCATAAGATCGATAAGAAAGAAGTCGAAGATCTTCAAGGTGTTGAGAAACCCAAAGAAGTTAAGTTAAAGAAAGAAGCAAGTGAGTTCGAAGTAATTCGTGCCCTTCTATCTGGCAAACTCTAGTAGTATTGCTTAACACAAAAGAACCTCACTTAGGTGGGGTTTTTTTATGCCCAATGACTTGACTTATTTCTCAATATAGGTTATAATAGTATGATACTAAATAGTACTATAATATATAATTAAGGATATCAATGAAGTTCTACATACTTACATCTTCTCTCCTAGAAGGAGTACACCGTGCAACGAAGGTAATCCCTTCCAAAGATATGGTGGTAGTAATAAACACAACCGACAAGGAATATGTCGAACGTGCCGTAGACTATTGTAATGACAACGAACTCGAATACTATGTGACCGAATCAGATGGTACTCCTGCCACAGGTAAGAACTCCGTACTGAAGTTGTTCCTAGAGAGTGACAACGACTACATGGTACACGTTGATGGTGATGATATAATCACACATCATGGTTATCGACTATACACACAAATGGCAAAGCACGAGTCACCGCCCGACATGGTTGTTTTATACAGACAACCTCAGATCAGAGATATAATAGACTTCGATTATGTACTAAATGAAGTCCAGAATCTAAACGAGCAAAAGGCGTTAAACCTTAATATCAAGTATCCTTATGATAAGTCTGACCCAACCTTTGGTACTATCGACCACGAATACCTGATATATTACTTTAAGAAGTACTTTTTAATAAAAGACAAGACCGCAAACAGATGGGCAACTGATAGGGTAGAGTTCGCGAATATGATGAACAAGTACTCTGAGTCTAAAGAGTTTATGACAAGGATGGTATTCATCTCTCGTAACATTGCTCAAGAGATGTATTATGATCCTGTTCTTAGTGTCGGAGAAGATACCATACAGTTCTTGAAATTAAAACGACTTGCGGTAGAAGGGAAGTATAATATTATAAGAAGAAAAGAAAAGAACGTTCCTACATATATAAGTAACTATAATGAAGATTCTATTACTAACATAGTAGGACGGAAGGGTAACGACTGGGATTGGATAAGACCTCTCGTAGACGAGATCCTAAAATTGGGCAACCTGCCCGAAGATATTAATTTACCAGAGTTAGATGATGCAACTTACCTATAAAACATTTCAACTGTATGCCGCACAGCACTACGAGAATCCTACCTGTATAGATTCAGAAGAGTTCTTTAATGACTTGAAGAGATTCAAGTACATCAAACGACTATTGAATCGATACTATTCTTCGGGTGAACTCAGTGAGAGACTAATCCTGAACCACCTGATTGTTATATTCAACTGTTGGGGTTACGAAAACGGAATAGAGATGTTGGCACTGAAGATAGATCCACCTCACTGGAGTGCATTGAAACCATTCCTAGTATACCTTAAAGCAGTAGAGAACGAAGACCTCACTGGTATCCCAATGGATGCTAACGTAGTTAATGTATTACGAGCAATGAGACAGTTATAGTTGTGAATACCTGCGGTGAATGTAATGCGTGTTGTCACTCTCTGGGGTTCACTGATGAGAGTGACTACAACAAAGAAGATGCCAGTATTGTTGCATCTCAAGATCAGATAACTGCACTAAACCTTATCTACCCTTACGGTGGTAGTTGTAACCTATTATCATCGTGTGGTGCGTGTTCGGTATATGAGAACCGACCTAACGTGTGCCGAGAATATGAATGTGGATATATAGACTATGATCTACCGATAGAGTTCAGACCCGACAATATTGGAGTTATAAGTAAAGTTATTGATAATAGAGTTGAGTTCGAAATGAATTCGGACTTCGATTATGTACCTGACTCTGCTATGGAGAAGATTCGTGATGCCCTTGAATGGAAGTTAGAACGAAAACTTCCTGTTATATATCCAATATGGAAAGACCCTAACATAAGACCACCGAAATGAATAAACGTTACTGGACGTACACCCCCGAAGAGGTTGATACCCTTAATGAAGAACTGCGTGTTAAGATAGATGCATTCCCTACTGGACAACAGTCACAGAAGCAAGCATCATCTCACTATGATGGATACAATCACCCTAAGTCATTGAACATAAACTACCCAGAGTTTCAGGATAGACGTGGTTATGCGAGTTGGCATGACCCCGATGCTAAAACAGGTTATGTAGAATATGGTTCACCCCCTATAGACAAAGACCCCCACCAACAATACAAGACTGTATTCTGGGAAGGTATAGCACCACTGATCAAGAAATTCTCTAGGGATGTTGCTATACCAGAGAAGTCTGGATTGAACTACCAAGTGTTTGTTGATGTTATGTGGTTTCACCAAATGACCAAGGGAGACTACGATAACTGGCACAATCACTTCGGTTGTCAGTGGATAGGAATATACTTCGTTGATCTACCTGAAGGTGAAGAAACCATACTAATGGATAGTGATGGTAATGAGTTTCAAGCAGATGTAAAGGAAGGGGAGTTATTGATATTCCCTTCTGGTTACTTACATAAATCGCCACCCAAGTTGTCAGATGATATAAAGACCATCATTGCATTCAACTTTAGTGTGGCATCCAAGTACAGTCAGGAAACGTTGAAGACGGTCAAAGAGACCCACCCATCAAACTTTTTCGAAGATGTACGAATAGCAAAAGTATTTGAGGTATAAATAGACTCATGGGAATATTAAAATCAGCGGCAGACCTCGTATACACGATACGATTCTTAAAACTTCTAGTGACTCCGTTCGAAAAGACGGATGCGTTCGAGGCAGGGATTATCGATGCCGATGGAAAGAAGAACAAAGAATTTACTCTAAACGACATGGACGATAGGGACGCATACCGCAGTTACTACACCCCCTTCCATAGACTTGTTTTCAATCTAAAGAAGATCATGGCAAAGGTACCGGGAGGTTCCTCTGTTGTTGCACGTTATGGTGCCGCACTTGCATTAATCAAAGAACATGGTGAACTATCAGATGCCAACGTAGACAGGATCCATGCCAAGACTGGTATCGATCTCCTTGATTGTCTGGCAGAAGAATCACAGTGGTTTATGACAGAAGGACATAGTATTAGTCCGGGAATGTATAAGATGAAGAATGAATCACTGACTGACAAGGTAGATGAGATCATCTCTAAAGGTGATCAAATCAGAATCACTACCACAGACCCAATAGACGAAGTACTTGGATTGCCTATCTACGAAGCAATTCATGTGCGAAGCAATCAACGATTGTTAGTCACTACCTCAGAGATAACAAAATGACTCTACAAGACAAATATGACCTAGTGTTTCTTAACGAGATCCGTGGAATCAACCTAGAAGGTCATATGGAATTGACTACTCACACCGAGAAGACAATGGTAGAACTCTTGGATAAAGTTAAACCTAAGAGAATGTTAGAGATTGGTTTCAATGCAGGACATAGTGCCTTTATGTGGCAGACCCTTGGTACCACTCTAGAATACTTTCATGCAGTTGATATATGCCAACACCAATACACCAAACCATGTTCTCAGATAATGCAGACAATATTCCCTGAGTTTAAGTTTGGTGAGATGGACTCTAAGAAATTTGATGAGTCTAACAGTCTTGTAGAATATGACACAGTATTCATTGACGGTGACCATACCACGGAAGGATTCACCTCAGACCTTCGTGCGTGTATGATGGGACAGGTAGATAACATCATAGTAGATGACTGGGACTTGTCCAGAGGAGTTAGACATACTCTTCAACGTGCGGTCAATGACGTTAACAATCCTTACCAGATCACAGAATTCTACAAGTACGATAACGATAATATAGTTAGGGGTGGTAGAACAAAATCTGTCATCGCACTAGTACAAAGGATAATACCAGATGATACCGTTTAAAAGATGGACAGAAGACACCACTACCGCATCCGTGGTAGGTACAGGTGATGACAATGAGACCGTTGTCATGCGCAAGAAGTACGACAAGAAGAACAAACGTAAAGACCAACTTGACGTGTTAAAGAGATTTATTAAAAAGACACAGAAATAGATTGACATAGCAGTGCGTGATGTGTTATACTGAACTCTTATTATTAGGAATATATTATGGAACAAGCACAGCACAGAGGTTACACTGTATGCATCTTCGATCAAGAAGATGACTACTCTTGGGTGTTTCAAACTCAAGATCAAACAGATAGAAATAAGTTGATATTAGTTCCAACTGAAGGTTACAATGGAACTAAATACCTTCACCCCGATAGATTTATTATCAAGAATCACACGGCATCTCTAGTCAACCACTTCATGTGGGAGGGATTAGTGTCGGCAGAAGAACACGATTCGCGGATGTGGTCAATGATTAATAACTTCATTGATACGAATAAGCAGTACCTTATAGAAGACTACACGTTCGTTGAAGACGAACCCTTTTACGATTACAGTGGCGGCAGGGATTAAATGAAGATAGATAAAAAGAAAGATAAGTTACTAGCAGATTATGCAGTTGGAATGTTAAAGGACTTTTATTTGAATGAGAATGAGAAGAGTCCACAAGAAGCATATGCTCGTGCGGCAACCGCATGGAGTACCTACAAAGAGACCTTAGACGAAGACCTTGCAGAACGTCTATACTCATATGTGTCAAACAAGTGGTTTATGTTTGCATCACCAGTTCTATCGAACGCACCTAACGGAACCAAGAAAGGCAAAGGTATGCCTATCAGTTGTTTCCTAACCTATGTACCTGATACCCTAGAAGGATTGATTGAACACTCGTCTGAGTTACGATGGTTGTCCGTTATGGGTGGTGGTGTAGGTGGTCATTGGTCAGATGTTCGTACTGTATCTGATGTAGCACCGGGCCCGATGCCGTTCATTCATACCGTAGATGCAGACATGATTGCCTACCGTCAAGGCAAGACTCGTAAGGGATCTTATGCGGCATACATGAACGTAAGTCACCCTGACATTATCGAGTTCCTTAATATGCGTATCCCTACTGGTGATGTGCAACGTAAGGCATTGAACTTGCATAATGCAATCAACATCTCAGATGAGTTCATGGAAGCAGTTACTAGTGGCGGCACGTTCGATCTAAGAGATCCTAAAGACCAGTCTGTTAAAGAGACTATCAATGCTCGTAAGTTATGGGAACGTATTCTTGAAACAAGATTCCGTACTGGCGAACCATATCTGAACTTTATAGATACTGCTAATAGGGCACTTCCTCAACCTCTGAAAGACCTTGGTCTGAAGATCCACGGAAGTAACTTGTGTAATGAAATACACTTACCTACCTCTGCGGAACGAACTGCCGTATGTTGTTTGTCATCATTGAATTTGGAATACTATGAAGATTGGAAAGATACATCTATTGTTAGGGATCTCGTCCGTATGTTGGATAATGTCCTTCAGTACTTTACCGAGAATGCACCAGACTCTATCAGTCGTGCAAGATTCTCTGCCGAACGAGAACGTTCAATCGGATTGGGAGCAATGGGGTTCCACTCACTTCTCCAAAAGCATGGAGTTGCATGGGAATCCGAAACTGCCAGAGAGATCAACAAAGTTGTCTTCGAGAGGATCCAGTCCGAAGCAATTGCCGAAACTGAATTGCTTGCGACTGAACGAGGAGAATACCTTGATGGAGTTGGTTCTGGAAGACGGAACAGTCATCTCCTTGCCATCGCACCAAATGCTTCCAGTGGAGTTATCCTGTCAACCAGTCCCTCTATTGAACCAACCAAGGCGAATGCATATACCCACCGTACTCGCGCAGGGTCGTTCCTCGTAAAGAACCCATACCTGACTCAGTTGTTAGAAGATAAGGGTGAGAACAACGAGTCCAACTGGACAAGCATTATCACCAACAAAGGATCGGTACAACATTTGCCATTCCTTAACGAAGGTGAGAAGTCTATATATAAGACTGCCCAAGAGTTAGATCAGAAGTGGGTAGTGACACACGCGGCAGACCGTCAACCGTTTATATGTCAGGGTCAGTCGGTCAACGTATTCTTCCCTAGTGGTGCTGATAAGTCCTATGTGAATCAGGTACATATCAAAGCATGGAAGGAAGGATTAAAAGGATTATACTATCTCCGTACCGAAGCAAAGCAACGTGCAGAGAATGTATCCGAGAAAGTAGAACGTGTAGTTATGCAGGAAGATACTAGATCATTGGTCTATACTAAAGCAAACTGTCCGTACTGCGCACTGGCAATGGAAGAGTTGAAGTTACGCGGAATACCATTTGATAAGATTGATCTTAAAGAAGTAGGTAAGACAGCGGCAGAAGTTACTGGTCGCAAAGACGTAAGAACTGTACCACAGATATACATTGCAGGTAAGTATGTCGGTGGATACGAAGACTTAATGGAACACTTAAACAAACCAATAGAGACAAGCGAAGACGATGAATGTCGCGCTTGCGAAGGATAATCAAATGGCACTACTAGACTTTAGTCAAACATATAAACCTTTCCTGTACCCTTGGGCAGTAGAGTTAACAAAGAAGCACGAAGAGATTCACTGGACAGAGGATGAGGCAGATTTATCTGAAGACATCCAAGATTGGAAACTTAAACTTAGCGAAGGTGAGAAGGAATTCATTACTCAGGTACTACGATTGTTCACACAGTCGGACGTACAGGTTGGTGAGAACTACCACGAGTTGATGATCCCTAAGTTCAAGAACAACGAGATACGCAATATGCTATCATCGTTTGCTAACCGTGAGGGCGTACACCAACGTGCGTATGCTCTACTGAATGATACCCTTGGTCTACCAGACGAAGAGCATTCGGCATTCATGGAATACACAGAGATGGCAGACAAGATTGACTTTATGAAAGAGGGTGACATTCACT